TCGTACGCTTTCCCGGCAACTAGTTTCATGACGTGCACTCCGACCAACATCTTCTCTTTCCCAGCAAAACTCACAACAGGACTTCCACAGCTACCACGCTCAGTGGTGCCGGCTTTAATGTCGTAAGTTTGCCGCCGGGACTTAACAGTCGCGCCTGGCCAATTGTACTCTGGGGGTTTGTCAATTAACACGTTGACAGCCTCAACCCTTAGGTTGTGATCTTGAAGCGTCTCTCCCTTCTTTAACAGCAACCGACAGTATCGTGTGCCTCTTGGCTCCGAACGTGGCAACAGATGGGAGACGTCTTTAATCAACCCCAGATCAGGCAAATTAAGCAACAACAAATCTTTGACTCCCACGGGGCTAATGGAATCTTTGTGAAGTTGCGTAATGGGCCGCTGCTTGCCTCCATGACGCCAAGCTTGGACATCGTAAACATCATGATCACCCTGTACTGAAAACACATGCCGAGGGCACAACCATAACGTTCCTTTAACTCCGACAATGGACACAGTCCTCCTACCTTTGGGGCCCGTAACGCATATCGAGCCCATGTTTTGAGAAAGCACGTGGGCTGTCTGCGTTTGCGTCATCGTGGCAGCTTTGAGACTGGGTGGCTGCTCGTGGTCCTCAGGCACATAAGAGTACGGCATATCGGGCTGAGCCTGGGTTTCGGGGTAATATCGTCGCCGCAGACGCATTAATGATGTGGCGAGAAACGCAAATCCGACAATAGGAATCAAAACATCGGCAGCATCGCCAGTGAAAGGCTTCAACACTTCCCAAAGTGGTTTGGGGCTTCGATTCAAGCGACTAGCCGTCGCATGCTTGGCAAGCTGGTAATATCCAACAGTCCAGCTGCCCAAAGCAAGCAAAGCAAGCCACAGGTGAAAACGCGCTAACGCCACGGCCACCGCTGCTCCAGTCAAAAACGTGGGATGACCGTAGCCGCGCAGTAGCCAACGACAACGGTTGGCAGTATTCCATCGGGTTACGTAACCAGACAATCGATAAGTTAACACAGCGGAGATTAAATCCCCAATCTTACCGTCAACAATCAAATGTCTATCAAGACCATGTGGAAAGCGATGGACGTTGTCAGCGTAACGGTACGGCAGCACATGACATTGCGCCCTAAACCACATGTACGCATACAACATCCAAAAATGCACATCACGGGCTAATTTGATCAAAGCTAAATCGACTCTCACTTTCAGGCTCTCTTCAGGAACTTCCTCAACTTCCTCCTCAAACGGCTCCTTTTCTATCTCTTCCATAACCCCGGAAAACTCATCAGGGAAAGGAACCAACTCAACCTCCTCATCTTCATCGTCACCATCCATCTCCAATTTCACTGGTCCGATCGAAGGCTCGAAAATCGTCCCGCTGTACGAAGTATCATCATCCTCAATAGGGCTCGTGACAAGGCCCATTCTGTCAAGCAAATTTGAACCCATGGATGTCTCTGTCACATATTCCATGGGCGGTGGGGATGGAT